TGGGAACAAAAACTTGTTGATCAAACAGAGAATGAGCAGAAAGAAGCACTGGCATCCGACTTGAATCGTTTTTCATTATCCCAAATGGATGTACCGCCATATAACTGCCAATCTCCAATGATGATGCCAATGATGCAAAAACTATTCAATGTCCCAACTCAATTTATTGTGATGCAAGGTTTCACGATGTTCGACAAGAACGGCCTTCCTTACAAACCATAACACTTACGTTATACTTGTATTTAAGTCTCACGAGACTTATTAAGGTTTTCTTTACCCCTTGCGAGCCAAGCCCACCGTTCGATATGGTGCAGGTACTTAGCTCATACAACACATGAACCACCAACCGCCCCTGGATCAGCGGATTGTGGATGAATATTTCCGCTTAGCATCCAGCAGAAAAACAAAAGAGATTGCCTGGCTTTACGGCATGGTTGCAACCTATGGCCTTAAACCAGAAGAACTAATTGACCTTGATTGGGGACCGGATCTTTCCATATCTGTCCCTGGTAAAAAGCGACTTGTCCGCCCACTACATCCACAGTGGGTTTTCTTGTTTGGTCTAAAAGAAAAACAGCCCTGCGATTTGCAGAGCTGCTTGCCGTCCATCAGTTCGTCCATGTATGAGGCAATGGCTTTTCAGAATGTTGAACTCAACATTACTGACTTAGTCATTGCTCACAAAATGCGCAAGAATCACTATAGGCGGGTCAAGCGGCTACCGGCATCATACCCTGCTTTTGCAGGTGTCGCCTGACTGCTGTCACATTCCAACGATAGCTGTCCCTGGAACGGGTCTCCGGAAATGCCGCGTAGTGTGGACCAAGCTTCAGGGTGCCGTCGTCGCGGTACTTGAAGAGCGTCTTGCGGTCAACCCCAAGGAGTTCTTCAAGTTGCTGAGCAGAGACCCAGCCAGGGTGCTTAGCCATTGGTGTGGCAGTCGTTACCTACATACCCTATCGCGAGTCAAGGCCCTGTCAACGGTCTTAAGAAAAGTTTTATCTCTTTGTTGTGACCGCGAAACTGTGTAGGGAAATTAGAATAAATTAACGGCAATCGAAGAGCATGTTTTGCAACGAGCACGAGCCCCTCGCCCTGCTAGTTGAATTAACACCCAAACTTGCCAAGAAACGTTTCAGAGAAAGTATATATCAAGCCTGGGATCATAAGTGTGGTTATTGTGGCGATGCTGCCACAAGCCTGGATCACATCATCCCACGCTTTAAGTCCGGCTCTTCTAACCGACATAACTTACTTCCTTGCTGTCGTCGCTGCAACGCACACAAAGGATCAGAAGATATGAAGAATTGGTTTGAAAGACAAGAGTTCTTTTCTTCTGTAAACCTTGATAGGATTGAAGCCTGGATCAAACAAGAAGCTGTTTTTATTTTTGGTGAGTGCTAATGGGCTTATTTAGTGAATACGTATCTACTTATGGCGATCTTAGGAATGGATACAATAGCTGGTTAAACGATAGAAATAATATTCATTGGGCGCAATATGTTGATGTAAATCCTGACTTAAGTGCGGCATGGCAAGCCGAAAACGCAAAAACAGGTGTAGCTAAATGGGATTGGGGTTACAAGCATTACCAAGACTATGGCACACGAGAGGGAAGAGCGACTCCCAAAGTTGTAAATACAAATGGTTTTCCTGATCAACCAGGCGTAAATGGCCGTGGTTCATATACCACTGTCATGGTCTACCAGGATCGCAATGGTTATCCTGCAAGTAATGAAAGCGCTTCCGATGCGTACGGGTCAGATCACTGGACCAAAAGGGGAGGTTCCAACGAAGACCGCGTACTCCCTGGTGCAAAACTAAGCGTTGATGGTAATGGTAATGTATTCATTGCTAATTCTTCTTTAATCGGTCAAGGAGCCCTTTCAAGCTATAACAATGTAGTAGCAAAGTTTAATAATGCTAAACCAGGGAATTACAAGTCCCTGATGGAAGGAGTTGGATCCTCCCTTGGAGATGTTAAATTTGCTGATCTTGTACAGAACAATGGAATTAATGTCTTATCAGCTTCTTACCAAAAGAAAGTAACGCCTTGGGACGGCAGATCACAAGGTGCTCAACCACCTACGGGTGGTTTTGATGCCTCTTACTATCGTCTAAATACAAACGGTGGACAAGAAGCGCAACGTCAATGGGACCAGGCTCAAACGTCGCTATACGTCGCAGGTCAATACATTCCGGATTTAGATGTTGTTGGTAGATTCAACAGGGATTCTTACCTGCACTGGTACTACACAACACAAGGAAAGGCTGCAGGAGATCGCGGTAATGCTGCAGAACGTCCAAACATAACTGAGAACTATAAAGAGTATCTAACAGATGCTGATTATCAACAATATCGTGATCAAGTTCTTGGCTTAGCAGATAGGTTTGACAACATAAAAGACTGGGCTAAAGCGCAAGACCCTGCTGTTTTAAAAGAATGGTACAGCTCTTTGCCCAGCGATCAAAAGAAAGAATATGACAATGGAACATTAGCTGTTCCAACACTTGACTATATTCCTGATCGTTTACGTGACAAGATAAAAGTCAACAAAGGAACAACCTATTTAGAAGGAAGACTCTCCGGCGTTTTAGGGGAAAAGGAACAACAACAACAGCAAGTATTTGGTTCTTTAACAAGCGATTCTCTGAAGAAAGCTGCCAATCAACTAAGGATTGCAAAACAAAAAGAACAGGCGTTTGATATGTATACAAATTTGCCTGGACTAAAAGAAGTCGTTGCCGTTAATGAGTCTTTAGCAAATTCTTTACTTGGTGACACTGGTATCGGTGGCGTATTGGGCTGGATGGGAGATCCAGAAGATATTCAAGAAGGTTTAGAAAAGAGTCTAGAAAGAGCAACAGGGATACCAAGCAGAAGCACGGCAGTCTATAACTGGCAAAAATGGTTTGATGGTGAACTAACAAAAGGTTATGAAGGAGGCATGACCGTTACTGATCCATTAGATCCAAGTAAAACGTATACTGTCGACGCAGAATTTGCAAAAGACTATATTGATCGCTACTTGAAACCAAGGTTTGATACTTCACGTTCAATGAGTGAATTCATTAGCTACATGGATGTAAAGCAAAATGAACAAAACGTTTTCCAAACACAAAGTGCCCTTGATTCTTTAAGAGACATTGCTGATGTAAGGGCCAAGGCTTACCTAGATGGCGTCCGTAGTACTGCGCCTTTGAACTTCAATGCTGATTTTTACTGGAATCCCACAGGTAATTTTGAAAAAGATGACCCAAAGTTAACAAAATATACAACGCAAAAAGAACAAATAAATAAAGACTGGGAAGAAGCAAGAAACAAAGGTGCTACCAGCCTGGTACCTGGTACCAACTGGACGTGGAATCAATGGGCGTACCATTATGGTCTCAACATCAATGACAAAAATCAATTCGCAAAACTCCACTATCAAGTTAAGGGAGCAGCCAATGGGTTTGATCCGGCAAAAGATTTAATCACTTTAAAAGATGCCGATGATTACATCCAAAACAAAATCCTTCCAGAAATTACAAATGAAAAATTGAATATTGGTGACGTTACATTTTTAAACTTTGTCACACCAGAAGAATTTGCAGATCGTTTACTTGAAGGAATTGATCCAGAACAGCACAAAGAAGAGTGGGACAAGCTGCTTGAAACATTAGGTTTAAGTAGTAAAGACATGGGGATTGATCAAGTCAAGGAGTACATCATTGAATTTTTTAGGACAGGAGCTGCCAAACAAATACGTGAATCAATCAAGTATTTGAACGAAAAGAAAGTTACACCTAGCCAAGAAGAGCTGGGTGTTGAATACATTGAACGTCCGGAAGACAAAAAAGAAGCAAGTTCAAAATATGAGACAGATCTTTACAAGATATTTAAAGGCGCTGGGTACCAAGGTAGTGAAGATAATTTTTATACCGAGTTTATGCCCGACATAGATAGAGGTGAGATGGAGCTTCTCAGTAAGAGTGGTAAAGGATTGGAGTTGGGTGGTGGTTATGCCGGATTAACAAGTAAGGATCCTTTTGAATCTTTACTGTCCATTCAAAATCTTCTTGATACAGAAAAAACCAGTACTACTGGAACAAAAGAAAAACCTGCGCCTAGTTATTTTAAACTATTTGAAGATGAAACAAAAGACGAAGATTACAAATCTAAGTCTGGTCAAAAGATTCTTGGTGAATTTACATCTCTCTTTAAAGGATTTAGTTAATGTCTGAACAACATAAGAAAGCTGTAAAAGCGTCTAAAATTGCTAAGGATAAGATGGAGTGCAATAAGCCGCGCCGTGATATCCAAGGCGGTAAAAAGTCTGTCGTAAAAGCGTGTGAAAATGGTGAAGAAAAAATCGTACGCTTTGGTGATGCCAATATGGAAATCAAACGAGACAATCCAGAACGACGTAAAAATTTTCGCGCTAGACATAACTGCGACGAACCCAAGAGCAAGCTGACAGCCGGCTACTGGTCGTGCAAAGCCTGGTAATTCGGGCTAAGCTTTTGACGTTGCTTTCACAACACCATGGCCAAACCCAAATCAACCACAGTCCGACTTGAGTCCAAACCGAAGCGCACCAGACAAGGGCAGGGCAGAAACTCCTTGCCTAGCCACGGCCGTAAAAAGATGAGGGGCCAAGGTAAATAAAAATTATGTATATTGGGGATAACAATAGTTATCTCCATGTCGGATCTTTCGCGTGCCATTAACTTAATTCGTAAATACGAAGGGTTTAACGAAAAGGCATACGCAGATCCGTACACTGGTGCAGAGCCATACACCATCGGGTTTGGAACCCAGTTCTATCCCGATGGTTCTCCCGTCAAGCAAGGTCAGCGTTGCAGCCAGGAGAAGGCTCTTGAGTACCTCTTCCATGAGGTCAGCGTCATTGAGTCCCAGCTCCTGCGTCAGAACCTTGGGCTTGACGACAACATGCGCCAGGCTCTAGTATCGTTCATTCATTCCGTTGGTTGGGAGTCCTTCTTGTACAGCCACATCATTGATCATGTGGAGGCAGAGGATTTTGCTAGTGCCACCACGGAGATGAGCCGTTGGATCTTTGATCAAAACCATAAGGTCGTTGGTGGTCTCCTGGAACGCAGGCGGGAAGAGATGGGTCTTTTCCTCCGTGATGTAGACACCAGCCCTTGGGCATCAACAGAAGTCTTGTTGACTGCATTCCGTAACTACAGCGCTGCTCCCCATGAAGTACGCGCAATCCGTGCCCTGGAAGAGCGCATCAATCCTTATATCCTTTCCGAATTTGCCAATAGTTTTCGTATCGATGACGATCTATGGCAGGACTTTGCCGATGAGTCCATCGATCTGATATTCAACGGCTAGCATTAGAATAATTGCAGCTAGCAAATGCAGAGTGGAATGGAGCGTTCGGTCGAGCCACGGGAGTTTGAACTTCCTCTTGAGCTTCAATTTGCCATGCGCAAAGCTGAACTCCAGTCCGAGGAGATGACTTGGGAAGAACTCCGTTTTGCTCTGCTAAGTCTCTATCACCAACGTTTGATGGAGTGGCATGCTATCAAAGATATCATGGCGTCAGAAAATATTGAGATCGACTGGGATCATCCAACCGATCTCGAGTTAGCAGAACTCGCCGCCGCCTGTGGATATCGAGACGACGACGATGATGATGACGATGAACTTCAGCCCTTCTGAGCTTCGTCAAGTTGAATGAGGCGGTCCAGATACCACTGAGCTTTCTTCAGTGATTCTGTACCGCCTTTGTGGCGTTCACGCCAGGTGTACTTTAAATTGTTGCCTTTACAGTAACCACGGAATTCTTCGGCGGTCAAAGCTGCTTCAATGGCTTCAATACACTCAATGCCGCCATCTGTGTAGTGAGATGGGTGATTAACCACATCCTCTTGGACCACAGGAGGCTCTTCTTTGGTGGCCCAGGGGACTGGGCAGACACCTCCAGGGCAGTCACTCACTTCGTCTACCGGAGCAAACCACGACGTTTTGCTGACAGCATCTGCTCCTTTTCCTCCGGTCCCTCCAGTTCCAACACCAGAGTCCTTGGTTTCGGAGACGCTCCCATCGCCAAACCCTGCTCCATTGAGGGGATATAGCCCGTCATTCCAGGCCGTGCTCCCTCGAGATTCAACGGATTCCTTTCTAGCCCCTGCTCGCATGCGACCAAACCTCGGTTGTACATATCATATAAGGGTACATCATTTTCTTCATTATCGAGAGGAGCACCGAAATCTCCTTCATCAATGCAGCGGGACTTAACCTCGTCTTGAACAAAGGCATCTAAGAAGCCTGCAGCGGAGTGCATCACGGGAATAATTGATTTACTGCTTCTACAATTGTATTATGGCCAATAGATTTAATGCTACTTACAACCAGGGTGTCAGCTCTGGTACCTCAGGAGCCGAGGTATCGGACCTAAGGCCTGAACAGGCTTATGACACTGACATGCGACGTGTTGATGAAACTGCACGTCCTTCTGCAGAGTCCGTCAATAACGATCAAGATCGTGTTGCCAAGTTCATGCGTGCAGCAAAGACCGCTGGTGCATACAGACAAAGGGCAAGCATTGATGAACCATTAGTGCGAGGTGAAGTTCCACGTACTAGAGCAGAGATTGCTGGGGTTGAGCTGCCAAGTACAGGTGATTCCGGTGGGCGTACCGGTGCCATTGGATACGCCCGTAAACCGGCTGCTCAGTTTGGTAAAGGTTTCTAGACCTGCGAGAACACAACGTTGTTTGGTTGGTCTTGGTACTTACCTTTCCGATCTTGATACGTGGTATGACAGGGATTACCACGATAGAACAGCAATTGCGTAATCCCCTCATTCGCATAGATGCGATTGAAAAGCCCAGTGCAATTACTGATCTCAAGCGTCAGGTAACCTTCCCACCCACTTTCAGCTGGCGTGATGTTGACCAGAATGCCTGAACGTGCGTAAGTAGATTTACCTACAGCCACAACAGTGACATCACGAGGAAGCTTCAGACGTTCTTGTGCAACGCCCAGGCAATAGCCATATGGAGGAAGCAAGAAGTACTGACCGCGTTCGTCCTCCAAGAGGTCAGCAGGTTTCAAGATGTCAGGATCAAAGTTCTTTGGGTCACAATCCCCAGCTTGTACCTTGCCAAAAATCAAGCATTGGGCAGGAGACAAACGGATGTCATATCCGTAAGAACTGAGTCCATAGCTCAGAAGCTTGCGGCCATCTTCCTTGCTAATCAGATGATCCACAAAGGGTTCGATCATCTGCTCTTCTTCTGCCAGTTGCTTGATCTCCCAATCGGCCAGGACGCTCATAAATCCCCGTAATCGTCCTCCAGTATACAGAGATTACACAAGAAGATGCCCGCGCTCACCGTAGATCTTTACGAAAGAATCCACGGCATCAATCGAGGAATCCTGGGGCGGCAGGTACACAACAAACGAAGTGCACGTCTGCTTTTTATTTACCTCACCATCTTTATGGCACATGAGAAAAGGTGCAGTTCTCAAAATGCACATTGGGAACTTGAAGATTTTTGGCTCATAACGAATCATGTCAGGGCAGTTGCTGAAATAAAGACCTTCCTTTATTTCTTTTGCAAGCCATGCATGGTACATTCGCCGGAACCATACAGCATGGGATGACGAAAGGGTCAGTGAAGAAGCCCTTGTCATTTTCCATTTTTCATGCTTTTGATCCCAAAAGTAGGAGCCCGCTGGTGGAAACAGGTAACAGCTTCCGTACCACTGTTGTGCATTTAGTCCATCATCCGTTGGTGTGTAATAGTTTTCTGCTTGTACGTACTCATTTGCAATCCTGGAACTAGCCACGTCAAGAGTAATGCCGCCCAAAAGCTCGTTGGCCGCATGAACCAAGTCTTGATTTGTGATTAGCTCAGCGCCTTCATTACGTGATGCAACACCACGCAGTCCTTTCTCAGCCATTACGCAGCCGCCTTATTGTAATCAATCTCGAGATAACGCATTCCCTCATCATCATTGATGATGTAACCAGCCTTTTCCGTTGGATCAATCTTTTGTGCTGCACCAAGGATGCGCCTAAAAGTCTCAGCAAGATCTCCAGAGTTGCTGCGCTCGCAATCTTCTTGTGCAGCGTGGATTTCTTTTAAAGTCCAGAAGAACATAGAACGTTCTTTGTTCCGTGGTTGGAATACCATAACACCTGGGCCTTCTAACTCCCACATCTTGCAGTACTGCTCGCCCATATCACCAAGGATTAACTTGATTGTGGCATCAAGCATCCGTGCTTTCGTTTGATCCAGCTCAGGACCAATAACAGAAGCAATTAGTTTTTCACGTCGATCCATCTTTTAATAATCCTTGGCGGTGTAGTGATTCCAGAAGCTTAGGCGTTGGTTGATACAGTACAACTAACTTGCCCAGCACTCCGCGTTTTTTGACAAGTTTTCCGTTTTCATCCCTTACCTTATCAAATTCTCCGGACCGGATAAGGTATTCGGCTACGCAACGTAACCTTCGTTTCAAAGGCAACTCTGCCTGTGGGAATTTACCGCAGATTGTATCCGCACTCAGATCATGGAACGCAAGACGCAACCGATTAGCAAGTGTCATGCCGGAGTTAGCGTCTTCTTCTTCGTAGTTCTTTAGATTTTCAAGGTACCGACGAAGACACCCGTCATCGAATGATCCACTAGGAGGCAAGAACATTTCTACTTGCCTGATCAACGATTCAGGCAACAGCTCCTCATGGTTCTCAACTGTTATAGAACCAATATCAATCCCCTGGAAACGATGCGCCATTACGCCAGGAACTCCTGTTTATTGCGATATTGGTCATAATTTCCGCGTAGATTTTTTAAATCAATGTTTTCGTTTTTGGCAAAGGACTGGATCAGTCGGTTCCAGGGGATGCGTAATACTGCTTTACGGTGCACGTCAGGGGAGATGTTGACATAATGAATGCCCTCTACCCAGCCTTTATCTGGGGTCTTCCTACCAATAGCAATCCAATTGCGGATGGTTTGGTCCGAGACCCCCAGGCGTTTACCGCATTCTTCTGTCGAGATGTACTCATCGGCAAAAGCTTCTGGATTTAGTGCGTCCGTTTCTCCGTTTGAGTAACGACTGTGCCACATGGAACCAAGGATATTCTTGATCCCTTTAAGCTCGTACGCAATATCCTCTAAGCTTTTGCGTAATCCGTACTGCATACCTGCACATCCTTTGCTTGTATGTTAGTCTTTGGGAAAACAATTTGCGACCATGGAAGAGCAGATTCCCCCTAGCCAACAACCCATGCCTCAGGCTCCTGAAGGCCAAATTACGCCTGAGCTTTTGGCTCAGATGAAAGCTAGGGCACGTGAGCTTGCCGTTCAACAAGCCATTGCTCAGCAAGCAGCAATGCCACAGCAACAACCTCAAGTTGTTTACGTAAGGCGTAATCTTACGGTTGCTGAAGTACTGCTGGTTATCTTGCTTTCCTGCGGAATTGTCAC